AGACTTTACAACTATCAATGCTCTCATGGCATTGATTAAGAAGGGATATATCAGGAAAGCTTGCTCAACAACTAACAGAGTGTCATACGTACAGTTAAGAGGTCTTAACTATTAAGATAAGAAAGGAGGATAAACATGAGTAATACAGATTTAAGGATACGAAGTACCGGAGCTTTTAAGTTAAAGAACGTCAAGGGAAAGAATCAACAGACTATTAATCTTAAGAGCTTCGGCTTCGTGCCGGCAACTATCATTATAGAAGCGGTAGAAGGTTTAAAGAATACATTTATTGTTTATGGCGTAGCAGATGAAGAGCAAAACGTCATACTTCCCAAGAATTAGCCTCAATATTGCCTATTGACAATACAAGCGTATGTACTGTATATTGTATTTATCCTAATACAAAGGAGGTGAATAATATGAGTGCATTTTTAGTAGAAGATAAAACAATCAATCGAGTAGTTACCTATTTAAAGGCTACTAGATTCAGAGGGGATCATAGTTACACATTAAGTCAATTAGAAGAGTTGGGCTTTAATGTTGAAGATTCAAACTTCGAGCAGAAATTGGGTGAAGCTATGTTTATCTTAAATATAGGTGGAGTGTCCGAGCGATATGGCAATGCTCAAGGGTTCAGACCTTTAGACTATAAGTATTCTTATGAAATGAATACTAAAAAGATCCAAGTCCTAAAGAGTTTAAGATGCTTCCTTTATCAATGTAATGAAGGGGAGAATGACAAATTAGATCTATTTAAAGTTCTAACAAGTCTTTCACATGGTTTAGCATATCAAATAGTTTCAGATATGCCGGAGTACGATAACGCAATCTGGGGATAGGCCTTTGACTATGCTTACTAAGAGGGTAAAAGTAAGCGTAGATGAGAGACTTAAAAGAATAGGAAGGAGGTGAATAATTATGAAGATAGAATACTACAAAAAACAAATATACGGATTAGATAAGTTTTATATTAAAGATACAAGGACAGCAGTTCTTATAACATCTTTAACCGGAACTATTACTGTAAGTACAATGGATCTGGCTATCTTAAAAGCGTTAGGCCATGAAGTAATAGAAGTATCCCAGGAAGAGACAGAATTACCGGAACTAACTATTTAAGCCTTTGTTAGTGTTGTTTACCAAAAGGCGTAAGCAACACTATAGAGAGACTTAAAAGGAGGTGAATATATATGAAAACAAATAACAAATGGTATCCAGTAGAAAAGCACGGAAATTACTATAAATTAATTGACGGATTCTTAATGGCTGTACCTATGCTTAGAGGTGGAGGTATGGACATGGACGGTAATGAACCAAACATATTAGAAGTTACTGAGTTTGAAGATACAGACGACGTAATTGAGATGTTAAAGAATAATGAGTAATAAGCCTTTGTTAGTGTTGGTTATTGCTATATAATAATCAACACTATAGAGAGACTTACTTGCAACTATATACACTTCTTTGTTATTCTATAGATACCTACACCGTAAGGAATGGTAAACACTATGGATACTAAGCCCCCTGTTAAATTCGATCTATCCTTTACGCCTCTTATAGAATCCTATATAGAAGAGTGTAAAGCTTCCAAGACTAAGATAACTGTTAAGGGATTTGCTAAGAAAATTGGTTGTGATGTTTATGATTTATGGGCTTGGGCTGATAAGAAGAAGAAAGATGATAAGGGAAATGTTACAGATGATTTATCCCGGCCTAAGTTTCATGAAGGATTGACTAAGTTAGATAAGTTAGAGAAAGAAGATACTCCGGAATCGTTTACTACTAAGCAAGAGTTATTCTGTCTGTTATATGTTACAGATGCAGCTATTTGTGGTAATGCTACTCAATGTTATATTAAGGCTTATGGGTTAGATCAGAGTAATGAGAAGGACTATCATAATGCTAGAGTTAGTTCTTCCAATTTATTAGCGAATCTTAGCATTAAGGTTCGCATGAACGAGATATTACAGGCTCAAGGGTTTAATAATGAGTTCATAGATAGTCAATTACTCTACTTAGTTAAGCAAAACGAGGATTTATCTACTAAAAGAGGGGCTATCAATGACTATAACAAACTACAGCAACGTATTATAGATAAGATCGACCACACTACCAAAGGAGATAAGATAGTACCGATACTAGGAGGGTCAGCAAGTGCTATATCAAGCGACAACAGCAACTAGAAAAGTCTTAGGACTTACTAAACGAATTAGAGGTATTTCAGGAGGAACTTCAGCAAGTAAAACTATTTCTATTCTTCTATGGCTCATAGATTATGCTCAATCTCATAAGAGTACGGAGTTAATCAGTGTAGTATCTGAGACTATGCCACATCTTCGCAAGGGTGCTATGCGTGACTTTGCTAGTATTATGAAGACACATAACTACTGGAAGGACTCATGTTGGAACGCTACTAACTCCGTTTATACATTTGAGACCGGGATACAAATGGAGTTCTTTAGTGCAGATCAACCGGACAAAGTAAGAGGGCCGAGACGTGACATACTCTTTATTAATGAAGCAAATAATGTCAGCTATGAGACCTATACGCAATTAGAAATTCGTACAAGAAAGATTGTGTGGTTAGACTGGAATCCGGTATCGGAGTTCTGGTTCTATACTGATGTAAAGGGTGCAAGTGATGTGGACTTTATGATCCTTACCTATAAGGATAATGAAGCCTTAGAGAAATCTATTATAGACTCTATAGAGTCGCGTAGAAATAATAAAAATTGGTGGCTTGTCTATGGTGAAGGACAACTTGGAGAAGCTGAAGGAAGGATCTATACATCCTGGAAAGAGTTAGACGAATTACCACAGGAAGTAAAACTAGTGAGATACGGCCTAGACTTTGGTTATACAAATGATCCAACAGCAATAGTCGGAGTATATAAGTGGAATGATGCAAGAATCTATGATGAGATCATCTATCAGAAGCGATTAAGTAATAAGGACATAGCGGATATCATCTTGAGTCAACCGGAGAAAGCATTAGTAATCGGGGATAGTTCAGAACCAAAAAGCATAGATGAAATCGCTAGTTATGGAGTTAACATCATCGGAGCTAAGAAAGGTAAGGATAGTATCTTACAGGGTATACAATATGTTCAATCGCAGAATGTCTTTATTACTAAGCGAAGTACTAACATTATGAAAGAGTACAGAAATTACTTGTGGATGACTAACCCGGATGGAAAGATAATCAACGAAGCTCAAGACTTTCTTAATCATACTATGGATGCTATACGCTATGCCGAGGACTACACTAATAGACCTACTATATATAATCAAACAACAGATGTAGGCGGTATTCAGCCATTTATAGAAGGTATGCTTGCTTAGCCTAGAGTTGCAATAATATAGTATAGTGTTGTAGTGTTGAACTATGCCCGATCAGTTACAAGTTATAGCCCCCGATCCTGAACTCCTCATGTTGCAGCATAACTCTATGGAACAACATGACTATAGATATAGACGTGATAACGACTGGATTGAGAACTATACATTATCTAGAGATAAGATCATTACTAATCGCTTGACTCAACGACAGACAGTTAACCTTCCCGTAATGAAGACAGTACTAAGAACTCTTATTAAGGATGTTGATGATATGCCGGTAGTCTATCTTCAGAACTTAGATAACAATAAAGAAGCCGAGATCATTAAGAACGAATACTGGAAGTTTGTCGGAGATGAGATGCACAGTAAGTTTGTGTTACAGGATATTATAGATAAACGTCAGATCTTCGGGTTTGGTAGATCCTACGGTCAATGGCAAATTATAGATGGTATGCCGGTATTTAACATCATGGATAGTCGTGATATCTGGGTGCCTCGTTATAATGATCCTACGAATATAGATAACAATAGATCTATGATTCATGGTCATATCTTCGTGCCTCTGGAAGTAGTAGCAAATAACCCGCAATATGATAGGACAGCAGTACGGGATTTAGCTACCTGGTATCAATCGAAAGATGGACTAGTTAGGTTAGCAGATAATCAAGGCAAGCTAATAGAGAAAGAAAGATTACTTGCTAATATGGGCGATATGAATGTGCAGAGTCCTATTCTTGGCGAGACCTGGGTTGAGCTAGAGCAACAACTAGTTTATAGGAAGATGCCCGGAGATAGTAAAGAACGTTTATATGTTTATACAGTTGCAGAGAATATGAAGATATTAGGGCGTAAACCTTTAGCAGATATTATCGGAGGTACTAAGGATAACTTTTGGGATAATCATTTCCCTTATGACTCTTGGGCTGATGAACCTGAAAAGCAAGACTGGTATAGCGATAGTATTGCCGATATCGTCAGACCTACGGCAAGAGTAGTAAATGTCTGGTGGTCTCAGTTAGTAGAGAATCGCACCATGCGATCATTTGGAATGAACCTTTATAACTCCGGTATAGAAGGCTGGCAGCCACAAACATGGGAAGCTAAGCCGTGGGGTTGGTATGGTGTACCACTTCCACAGGGAAAAACACTTGATGAAGTTTATAAGCAAATAGAGATTCCGGGATTAGGTGATTCACTTAATGAAATGAACTTTGCTATCAGTATGATAGAGAAAGCAACCGGAGCAACCGCAACAAGTCAAGGCGCACAACAGGACAGACAAGTAACACTTGGTGAAGTTCAACTTGCATTAGGTGAAGCAAAAGAACGTATCAAGGGTATGTCTAAGTTCTATACCCAGGTCTGGATTGAAAGAGCATACAAGTTTTGTAAGTTATTAGAAGCAGCACCCGACAAGATAGATGCAGTAACACTCTTTAAGAAGGGTAAGACATCTGACTCAATGTATTCAAGAGATGTAACCCCTGAAGATTGGAAAGCTAAGCTAGGTTACTCTGTTAAGGTATGGAGTCAAGAAGATAAGAACGATCAAGATACTAAGAGTATAGAGAAAGCGTCAGCTATTAAGCAGAATATGCCGGATAATCCTATCGTGGATATGGTATTTAAACGTAAGCTTCTAGAATTTGGAGACTATTCACCGGATGAAGTAAGTGAAGCTATGAACTATGAACAACAAAAACAAAATGCTATGGTCAATGGTATGGGTAATCCTATGGCTCAAGGCGTTCAGCCGGGTCAACAAATGGTACCACAGGCACAAATTGCCCCACCTGTACCACCTAAACCTATGCAAATTAGTCCGGCAAGTGTTGGAGGTCAGCAATGACAGGGGATAGACTACTCGAAGCGTTAGGTTATAAGTATGAAGAACTCAACGCAGTTGAAAGAGAGACCTATCTATCTATGGCTCAAGCAGTTCAAGAATCTGTCCTTACTATAGAGAAGATAAGAGATTCTATTACATCTATGCGGGCTTCAGTTGAACAAGAATTAACTACTTATGATCTAGGCAGTAAGCAAGATATGTTCTTGAAAGCTAGACTTCGCAACTATATGTTATTAGAAGGAATGTTACAAAGTCCGGAGAAAGCTAGACAAGCATTAGAGCAAGCTCTAGGAAATCTTAAGAAGAAGTAAACTTGACAAGTAATAGACTAGCCAACTAACATAACTGTATGGACGAACAGACAACAAACGAATTTAATAGAATCCTCAGTAAGCCTATTGGTGAACTAACTCCGGAAGATAAAGGCTTTCTTCAAGCAAGACAATCCTATATGGGTCGTAAGACTAAAGAACAATATAAAGAAGTATTAGGTGAAAAGATTATTATAGATAAACCAGAGGAACAAGTAGCAGATACTAACCCTTTTCCCTCATCACCTGATGATGGTCAAGATGAAATAGAAGAATAAGGAATCCTACACCCGTAAGGAATGGATTAAACTATGCCAGATGACCATCACTTAACCAGAGAAGAATTAGAAGCACAACTCAAACAAACTTCAGAAGCCCTCGAAGTAATGGAAGATAAAGAAGAACCTGAAGAGAAAGTAGTAGATGAACCCTCACAGCCTCAAGAAGAAGAATCCCAAGAACAGGAAGTAGTAGATGAACCAGTTGAAGAGGAAGAAATAGTCGAAGAGGAAGAGAAAGTTACACCAGTTGATACTAAAGAAGAACGGGCAATAGATGAAGTACAGAAGCTTAATGAAGATAAGAAGAAGATTAATAGTGCCTTTATTGAGGCTAATAATCTACCGGAACCTACAGATCAAGAGTTAAAGAGTGAGTATACAGACTGGGAGTTAATGTCTGATACTGAAAAGCGACTAGCTAAAGATAATCTAGCTAATAGAAGACGCTTTGAGGTATTGGCTAAAGCAGATGAACAAAGAGTAGTAGTAGAAGAATGGAATGATAAGGTAGACGAGTTTATAGATAATCCTAAAACACTTAATCATAATCCGGAACTAGAAGGTAAGCAAACACAATTCAAAGAGTATGCAAAAGATAAGACTAGACGTATGCAATCTATGGATCTAATTCTTAAATCTTTTCTCTATGATGTCAGTAAGTCACAAGTAAAGCATACCGGTAAGATGCTAGAGACTGGACAAGGCGGGGATAAGAAGATAATGAAGCCAAGAGATGATAAGATTAGTGTTCAAGAATCTGTAAGGATTAGAAATAGTGATTATAATGAATATGTTAGACTTCTAAAGGCCGGTAAAATTAGAACTGAAATTGAGTAGGCTTATTCTTCATTCGCTTCTTCGTATTCTTAATACAGAAATCACATAAGGCTATGAGGTTACGAGGGGATGTATTATCTACGTTACCATCTATATAATGGATATCTGTTATACCTTTATATAAACACATAGTACAAATACCACGATTTACTAATATGCTAGGCAGTAGATAGTTATCTTTATTATCTCCATGAACAATGATCCTTGCTCTTTCCCTACTTAAGCCATAAAGCCTACCTAGTTCAGCAAAAGAATATCTATCCTCATTGAATAACCTACTCATTTGCTTCTTTTCTCGATCAGTCACTATATCATTCTATAAACTACTATTATCACTTGTCAACACTTAGCTTCAAACAAGATTATTGACACTATATAAGCTGAGTACATATACTGAGTAAGTAATAACAACTACAGAGAAGTTTAAGAAATCTGTAAGAGGAAATTACACAAAACTTTAAACAAATATGGCAACACGAGCAACAACAATAGCACAAGGATTTTCTAACAAACTAATGTTAGAAATGTATGATAGAGATTTAACAGACATTATCGCTAACCGCAATTATCAGGGAGAAATCAACGCAGTAGGTAGTAAACTAAACATTCTTAACTTCGATAGGCTTTCAGAAAAAACCTATGCAAATTCTGCTCTTTCAGCAGATGACCTCACAGAAAACAACGCTACATTAGTTATTGACCAGTACAAATCATTCTATTGGAAAGAAAAAGATCTTGCTAACTGGCTCTCATATATCAAAGATCCACACCCTACTATCGTTAGCCAGGTTGCTAATGAACGTAACAAGAATAAAGAAACCTTCTTACTTGGCTTCTATGGAGACGTAGCAGCAGGGAATAGAGTTGGTACAGACTACACGACTGGTACAGTTACAGTAGATGTTACAACAGGAGCAGTAACAGGATCAGGAACTACATTTACTTCAGCTATGGTTGGTAAGGGCTTCAAAGCAACTGGTCATACTAAGTGGTACAGAGTAAAGACGTATACTGATGCAACTACAATAGTCATTGAAGATGATAAAGATGATGCAACTTCAGCTTACACAGGAGGAGCTATTGCAGCAGGAGCAAGTTACACAATCGAAGCAGCTACAGTCGTATCAATTACTACTACTAACTTACTCCAATATGTCGCTTCACTTAGACTTAAGTTAGATCAGGCTGAAAAGTTCAGTCATTCATCTGTACCGGATACTGACCGTGTACTCGTAGTTCCACCAGAGTTTATGAATACAGTAGTTCGAGCAACCGGTATCGCTCTTCATGTACCAGAAGTATATTCACAGCTTATTCAAAAGGGATACGTTGGAGACTTGCTAGGCTTCCATGTCTATGTATCTAATAGACTTACCGGAGATAATACTAACGGCTATCACTGTTTAGCAGTTCAAAAGAACTGGATCACTATGGCAGAAAAAGTAATTGATGCTCGTATGGAAGAAGATATTATCGGAGACTTCGGAACGGCCTATAAGGATTTGTTCGTCTATGGGGCTAAAGTAACTGATTCCAGACGCCACTATGCAGCAGAAGGATTCTTTACCTTCGCCTAAAGAGATAGGAAACATTAATTAAAGCCTAAAGCTTTAGAACCTAAAGTTTAATATAAGCAGTAGGTTTTAAAGAAAGAGGGCTTTTTTTTATGGCATCATTTGAAATCAAATCACAGCTACCAATAGAGACACAGAAAGAGATAGATAGAGTTAATGCTTTACCTAGTGTATCCCGTAATAATTCAGAAGTTGCATTTTTAGCAGCACTATCTATCTACGTTAATAATAGAGTACTTCGTTACGATACATTAGGGTATGTTACAGCACAAAATCCCGCACCACTTAATACAACTGATCTCATCTTAGAAGCTGAAGGGGATACATTACCTACAAGTTATTCAGGATTTAAACTAGGAGCTTTCTTCTGGTTATCATCTAAGACAGTAGGGCGTAATCTCTATATTAATGTAGGTACAACTAGTTCGGCTTTATGGCAGTTAGCTAATACAACCGCCGTATCATCTGTATCACCTTCAGCTTCACAGAGTCCTAGTGCTTCTGTCAGTCCTTCTGCGTCAGTATCACCAAGTAGTTCATCTTCTGCTTCACAATCACCTTCTGTTAGTATGAGTTTGAGCGTATCGCCTTCAGCTTCAGCTAGTTCTTCACAAAGTCCTAGTGCTTCTGTCAGTCCTAGTGGTTCTGTTAGTCCTTCTGCGTCAGTCAGTAGTAGTTCTTCGCCTTCACAATCTCCGTCTGCATCTATTAGTGCCAGTTCGTCACCTTCAAAGAGTCCTAGTGCTTCACAGAGTCCTTCATCATCTGCATCACCAAGTAGTTCTAATTCACCTTCTATGTCTCCAAGTCCTTCCTTTCCCTTTGTTTAGTTGACAGATAATAGCCTAGTCTATTAGCATGTGTATAGTATGACCACGATTAAAGGTAAAGTATCTATTATTATCCCTGCTAAAAATGAGATCTTTCTTAATCAAACTATTAAAGGTATTTTAGATAATGCTAGAGGAGATATAGAGATCATCGTCAATCTAGACGGTTACTGGCCTACAGAATTTACCGTTACATCAGGAGAGATTAAAGGAACTACCTATCATCAAGAGATGATTAATGATCCAAGAGTCAACTACATTCATAGAGGACAGGGTAGAGGCATGCGATCAGGAATAAACGCTACAGCTTCAATAGCAACCGGAGAATACTTACTTAAGTCAGACGCTCATTGTATGTATGATGAAGGCTTTGATCTTAAACTTAAGGCAGATATGCAGCCTAACTGGATAGTTATACCTAGACGAAAGCGATTAGATGCAGAGAATTGGGCTATCTTAGATGTCGGTAAGCCAGATGTTGATTACGAATTTCTATCTAGTCCTAGTCATGACGGAGCTAAAGGCCAAGTCTGGAACGAACGAATCAAAGAACGCCTTAATAAACCGGAGTATGATATAGATGAAGACCTATCTTTTCAAGGATCATGCTGGTTTATGACTAAAGATTACTTCTGGAATCAATTAGAAGGTATGCAGATAGAAGGATATGGTGAATTTGTCAGAGAGGCTCAAGAGCTAGGCCTTAAGTGCTGGTTAAGTGGCGGGCAAGTAATGGTTAATAAAAAGACATGGTATGCACATCTTCATAAAGGTAAGATTACTGGTCGAATGTACTTTATAGATAAGTTTGGTATGATGGATGGAGAGAAATATTGTGATGACTACTGGTTTAATAACAGGTATCCTAAAGCAATCCACGATCTAGCTTGGCTTATTGAGAAGTTCAGTCCTGTACCAGGATGGACACCAGAATTAATAGAAAGTATACGAAGCAAATGAGCGACAAACATCAAAAGATAACTGTTAAGACCTTACAAGCGTTTCTTAATATCTTTAATACTCAATCTATTAGTAAAGAGACAGTTGATATGATAGAAATGCACCCTAACAATGGTACATGGAATATAGTTATTCATTATAAATGAAAGTTTACTTAGAGTTACCGGTAGAAGATAGAGCTTTACAAAGAGTACGAGATGCGTTAGTTATGTATAAGCCGGAAGGTTTAGAGATTACTGATAGTCCTAGTGATTCAGATCTAGTTATTCTCCATATAACCGGTAGGCATGATGGTATAAAAGCACAAATAGATCTTCTTAATAAGTACAATAAACCCTATGCTATGATTCAGTACGTTTTGCGAAGTACTAAGAATCCTAGTACTTCCGATTGGTTAGATATGTGGCAAAATGCGAGGCTAGTATGGAGTTATTACTATCTACCCGAACTATGCTTTGAGGATAAAGTACATGAGCAATTTCCTTTCTACTATGCCCCATTAGGAGTTGATACAAGCGTTTTCTATGATAGAAAGAGTAGTAAGGGTCATAAAGCAGCCGTTATAGCGACAAATAGTAGAGGATTACTTACTGAGTCAGCGAAAGAGTGTATACAGGCTGGTACATCACTAGATAGAAAAGTATTCTTTCTAGGTGAAGAGGTAAATATCCCCGGAGTCTTTTGTAAAACAAACATAACTGATGATGAGTTAGCCTATTACTATTCTATTAGTGAATTTGTCTCCGGCTTAAGACGCATAGAAGGCTTTGAACTACCGGCAGCAGAAGGGTTAATGTGTGGAGCAAGGCCGATTATGTTCAATAAGCCCCATTATAGAGCCTGGTTTGAAAATATGGCTGTCTATATAGAGGAAGGCAATAGAGAGCAAGTACAAACAAGCCTAGAGAAAGTATTTAAAAAGGGTTCTCGGGAAGTAACAGAGGCAGAACTACAAAGAGCTAAACAGATCTTTAACTGGGAGACTATCATCAAAGGTTTTTGGGATAGACTTTTAATATAATCATCTGCTATAACATACTTATGAACCCAACACTAGAATATTTACAGAAGTCATTTAGAGTCAACTTAAAAGATCAGTTAGTTGAAATCCCTAATACAGATAGAGAGTTTCTAGCTAGTATCTTCAAAGACTTAGGCTTTACTAAAGGAGTAGAGATAGGAGTAGAAAGAGGTTTGTATTCAGAAGTACTCTGTAGAAATAATCCCGGAGTCCACTTATTTAGTGTCGATGCCTGGACTGCGTATAAAGAATATAGAGATCATGTAACTCAAACTAAACTAGATGGTATCTATGAGGAAGCAAAAGCAAGACTTAAACCATATAATGCAGAACTGATTAAAGGATTCTCTATGGATGTTGTAAAGTCTTTCCCTGATAACTACTTTGATTTCGTCTACATTGACGGCAATCATGAGTATCAGCACGTTGTGGATGATATCACTCAATGGACTAAGAAGGTACGCCCTGGGGGGATTGTAGCGGGTCACGACTATGTAAGACGAAAGACTACACACCAGAAGCAAGAGTACTTAATGCATGTAATCCCGGCTATTCATGGTTACATGGATGCATACCAAGTTAAACCACTCTTTATACTAGGTAGTAAAGCTAAAATAGAAGGTGAAAGACGCGATAGCCCTCGATCATGGTTCTTTGTTAAGCCGGAAGATAGACGAGTAGTACCCGGATACGAAACTAATCTTGACAAATAATAGTTAGCATGTGTATGATATACACATGTCTTCAGATCTAGTACGCAAGAACTTCTATATAACCCGAACTGATAATGTCTTCTTAAGTAACTTCGATGATCGTACTGCTTCAGAGCATATACGAATAGCTATTAATGAATACGTCACTAAGAAGCGTAAAGAGTTAGGTAAATCTTCATATTCTCCATCAAGAAAGGTAGCACATGCCTAGTCCTATTCCTGAGAAACTAAGTCAAGCTGGTATGTCTTTTGATGAAGCCTTAAGCTTTGTCTTAGAAGGTAGAAAGATTACTAGGCTTTCCTGGCAAGATCCGGAGACCTACGGCCTACTTAATGGTGAGACCTTAAGTATCATGATTCAAGGTAAACTCAATAATTGGATAGTTGTTGTAGGAGACATAGAAGCTAATGATTGGGTTATCGTATGACTAAAGTAGCAATTATCGGTAATGGGTGGTTGGGTAAAGCGATGCAGTCACTTTTTCCCGATGCTATAGTTTATTTAAGGGATGAAGAAAAAGTATATCTTCATAATCTTAATCCGGACAATACTAATCTTTATACTTCATTGAAGGATGCAGTAAATACATGTGAATTTGCCTTTATTTGTGTTCCTACTCCTAATTACATAAGTGAAAATACTCCTGTTCTGAGAGGTGATTATCCTAGTCTTAAAGGAGAAGGTAAATTAGATACTTCAGCAGTTGAAGAGTGTATCAAGTGGTGTGAATGTCCTATTATCGTTATTCGATCTACTGTTAATCCTGGAGACTGTGATAGGTGGAGTAGTAAATATGAGAAAGAGATAGTATTTCAACCTGAATACTTAGGGGAGTCTCCTCAACACCCATTACTAGATGTAACTCAAACTAACTTCATGATACTTGGTGGCTGGACACATGCTACTAGGAAGCTCATAGATCTTTATGCCACTGTTTATAATGCGAATACTAAGATAAGGCAAGTTTCAGCTAGGACAGCAGAGATCATTAAACTAACTGAGAATAGAGCTATAGCCTTTAAAGTAGCTCAATGTCAAGAACTCTATGATGTATTAGAAGCAGATCATAGAAAAGAAGATTATTATGAAATAGTCCAAGCAGTCTATGGTGACGATCCTAGATTTAACTTATGGTGGACTCTTGTATATCCTGATAAAAGAGGGTTTAATAGTAAGTGTATACCAAAAGATGTCTATGCTTGGTGTGCTTGGGCTGAATCATTAGAATATGAGCCTAAAATAACAAGAGCCTTATTAGAAAAGAATAAGGATTGGATAGAAGGTGATAACAAATGACAAGTGTATTAATTGAGTTTTTATTAGGGATCTATTTTATAGGTGTGTCTATTGCCGTTGCAAGACAACTAACTACGCCGGTGACGTATAGTAAATCAGTAGATGTATTTAAACTAGTCTTAGGAGTATTACTAGTTCTTCTAGCAGTACTACAAGGAGTAAGGTTTATCTAATGACTATTAAGCTTACTCAAGGATATGAAGCTATCGTTGATGATGAAGATTATAAATATCTTAGTCAATGGAAATGGCATTATAATGCAGGGTACGCAATTAGAGGAATCTATGTAGGAACTGGTAGGAAAAATAGGAAAATGGTTAAAGTTCTTATGCATAGAGTTATTAATAAAACTCCTAACGGATATGACACAGATCATATCAATAGAAATAAATTAGATAATCGTAAGCTTAACCTAAGGTCAGTCGTTAGGAGTTTTAACATTATTAATTCAAAGTTAAGGAAAGATAATACATATGGAGTAAGGGGAGTATTTTGGAATAAAAGCAATAATAATTGGCGTTCAGCAATATCTATAAATAATAAGAAGATAAGTTTGGGATCATTTAAGACAATAGAAGAAGCAATAGAGGCCAGAAAGAAAGCAGAGGTTATTTATCATGCAATATGATTTATCTATATTAATACCCGCAAGAAATGAAATGTTCCTATCTCGAACAGTAGAGGACATTCTTAAAAATAGACGTGGAAATACAGAAGTAATAGTTGGCTTAGATGGTCAATGGAGCAACCCCCCTATAGGTGATTTTGATGATGTCACCATATTCTACTCTCCGGTATCACTAGGACAAAGAGAAATGACAAACCAACTGTGTAGACTTTCTAAGTCTAAGTATGTTATGAAGCTGGATAGTCATTGTGCTTTAGATGAAGGCTTTGATGTCAAGATGATGGACAAGATGAAAGATAACTATACTCTAGTTCCTCTAATGCGGAATCTCCATGCTTTTGACTGGGTATGTCCGGAAGGCCATAGGAGATATCAAGGGCCTAGTGGTGTCTGTAAAGAGTGTGGTAAAGAGACAACAAAGGATATCTTATGGATAGGTAAGGATTCTCCTAAATCTACAGCCTTTCGTTTTGATAAGACGCTTCACTTTCAATACTGGAATGACTTTAAGAAGAGACCGGAAGGCCAAGGAGAACTTACAGATACACTAACTATACAGGGATCATGTTTTATGTTGACCAGGGATAAGTACTGGGAGTTAAATATTTGTGATCCGGAGTTTGGGAGTTGGGGTCAGCAAGGTGTAGAAGTAGCTCTAAAGACATGGTTAAGTGGTGGAAGAGTAGTTTGTAATCAAACAACGTGGTACGCTCACATGTTTAGAACACAAGGCGGAGACTTCGGCTTTCCTTACCCGATATCCGGTAGACAGACAGATCATGCTAGGGAGTTTTCACGTGAACTCTTTATTAAGGACAAATGGTCTCAAGCTATTATGACCTTTAATGACGTATTACAAAAATTCTATCCTGTACCTGAATGGCATGATGATACTCCGGCAGTAGTAAAGCCTAAAAAAGAAGTTGTCTACTATACGCATGGAGTAGGGGATAACCAACTTCTAGAAGCTTGCAGAAGACAACTAGCTAAAGGTATGAAGACTAAACATATTGTGTCTATCTCTACTAATTCTCTAGATTTTGGTAAGAATATTGTCTTCCCTCGTCTAGAAGTAGGTGGATTTTTAGATATGTTTCAACGAATCCTCTTAGGTTTAGAAGCTACAACTGCTGATATCATTTTCTTTTGCGAACATGATGTACTTTATCACCCAAGTCATTTCGACTTTATCCCTCCTAGTAAGGATATGTACTACTACAATACAAATGTATGGAGAGTTAGGGCAAGTGATGGACACTCTTTATATACTGATAACTTACAACAATTATCCGGACTTTGTGCCTATAGAGAGACACTTCTTACTCATTATAGAAAAAGACTCAAAATGATCTATGAGAAGGGCTTTAGTAATGCACAAGGCTTTGAGCCCGGTACACATGGAAGAGAAGAACGAGTTGATGATCTTAAAGCAGAGAGTTACTTTTCAGCATTTCCTAACCTAGATATTAGACATGAGACAAATGCTACTGCTTCACGCTGGACAAAAGAAGAGTTTAGGAATAAACGATATACTGAAGGCTGGACTGAAAAGAAAATTAGTGAGATACCCGGCTGGAATACTACAGATTTAGCCTCATTACTTGCCAACATATAGACTAGTATACTAAGCTCTAGGTATGGCATTAGAACTAGGTTCAACACATTTAATTAGCGATGCTAACTTACAAGCTTATTATAAGTTAGAAGATGTAAATGATAGCACTGCTAATGCTCGTAATTTAACTAATAATGGTACAACTCCTTTTAATGCTGCTAAGTTCAATAATGGAGCAGATTTTGGTTCAGGTAATACAACTAAATTCTTAACTACCACAAATAAACTAGGAATAGATGGCGGGGCAATATCTATTTCATTCTGGATTAAAATACCAACAGAAATAACTACATCTCTTTGGGGTTTGATAGCTCACAATAGTAATGTAACTCAAACTAGAACAGATATTGATTATCAATATAACGGAGGTACGATTGGGCTTTTAATAGGAAGAACTCGACTTGGAGTAGCAAATGACAGAACAATTTACAATGGTTCTTTATCTGATGGAACTTTTCATCATATAGTTTATTCTTATGACGGATCTAACTATAAAGTTTATATAGACAATGTAGATAAAGGTGGGGGAGCGTCAACAGGTAATGGGAATATCAACGGAACTGATGGATTTACTATAGGAGAATCTACAGATGGAACTATAGTTACTGCTAGTGCAATTATTGATGATGTAGGAGTATTTAATAGAGCATTAACAGCTAGTGATGTAAGTCTTTTATTCTTAGGATATTCCGCCTCTATCAGTCCTTCTAGTTCAGCATCACCTTCCGCCTCTATCAGTCCTTCTAGTTCAGCATCACCTTCCGCCTCTATCAGTCCTTCTAGTTCAGTAAGTCCTTCACCTAGTGCCGGTTATACAGACTATTCACGAGGTCATTATGCAGCTCTTCCGACAAATGATAATGATTTACTTACAGTTTATTCGGCTCAAGACATTATAGATGTAGGAACAAGTAATAATGTACGAGTAGGGCAAACTGGTGCATTAGAATATATGGTTCATGAGTATAAAAACTTTGTAGGTACAGCTTCATTTGCTACGCTTCATTGGGAAGGTCAGACAGATTTAGCCCCATCATCATCAACTGTTTACCTACAGATCTATAATAGAAATACGACTACATGGGATAATGTAGCTAGTGATAATACTTCTTCACCCGGCACAGATTTTGTTATAGAAGGAACGCTAACAGATTTAACTAACTATAAAGATGCCTCAAATGTGATTGCAAGCCGAGTATATCAGCAAGCAATCTAATATATGGCAGCAGCAGTAACCCTCTTAGGCTCAATCCTCAACACTACATCTGGAACTCTCTGGCTTTCCTGCATGAGTTCCAGATGTAGTGTTGAGGATTGGAGACAGGTGGTAATTTAATATGGCAATATTACTAGATGCAAAAACAGATGGATTAGCTAGGTCTGGTGCAGGACCGTTTACTATCAGTCACACAGTTGGTACGGGAAATGATAGAGCTATTTTTGTCATTATAGATGGAAGACAGAGTAACAGAACCGCTACGGCTGTTACTTATAATGGAGTTGCTTTAACAAAAGCTAAAAATGTTAATGATGGTGTTCAAATGTACGGGGAGATATGGTATTTAATAAACCCTGCAAGTGGAGCCAATACTGTTTCTGTTACTAGTTCTGGAACAGGTGGATGGCATTTTTATATAGCAAGTTTTACAGGAGTTAGTCAAGCAACTATATTGGATCAAGTTGGTGGAAGTACAGGAACAACAGCAAGTATAAGTGATGCTGTTGTTCCAACAGTTGATGGAGAATTAATCCTTTCTGGTCTTGCCCATGAGCAAACTAACGTATCTACACCTGGTCAAACAAGTTTATTTGCTATAGATGATGGTACCTGGAATAGTGGTGCTCAATATTTTATCCAAGGGACTCATGCTTCAAAAGCGATGACTTGGGCAGCTGCTGGTTCTGATACTTATGCTCATGTAGTAGCTTCTTTTTTCCCAGATACTCCACCTACTGTTGCCCTCAATACTCCTACAGATACCGCAACAGGAGTTTCAACTACTCCTGATTTAGTCTTTACAGGTACGGATGCAGATGCAGATACGATTGAATACAACGTCAGCTTGTCAAATGGAGTAGATTTTTTTGGTCAGGTTTTGGCAGCAAATCAATATGTAGGTAATGCCGCCAATCCTGGACAGGCAATGTCATTCACACCTTCAGCTTCAATTACGCTTGGGAGTGCGTTATTTAATATTGCTAAAGCTAGTTCTCCCACTGGCAACATAGTATTGAAAGTATATACCCATTCAGGGACTTACGGGACATCTAGTATACCAACTGGAGCAGCCCTGGCTACATCAGATGCTGTCAGTAGTTCAGGATTATCTACCTCACCTTCTTGGGTGAATTTTATATTTTCTGGAGGAAATCAAATATCGCTTACTGCTGGGACTCATTATTGTCTTAGCCTTGAAATGTCATCTGAAACCTACCCTAATGGCGTGAATTTATCTTGGGGTTCCGGTCACCCAGGCAATCAATCGATACTTGATAATACAGGTACCTGGACAGTGGGGAGTGGGCTCGATTTGGATTTTGGAGTTTTTGATAACACCATATCGTTTCCAGTAGTCCTCTCCAAACTCTCCGTTACTCCTGATGCTACCTTTACTGATGTAACTAACGGAGCAGATACCCACCCTTTTGCTTCAGGCGACCAGATTAAATATACGGTTCAAATAGGCGATATTCTAGCTGGTTCAACTACTTATTATTGGAGAGTAGCAGGAACAGACCCTACAGGATCTAATACCTACGGGGCGTGGTCAACAACCAGAAGTTTTACAACAGTAAGTGGCAGTTCTCCTTCAGCATCTATAAGTCCATCAGCTAGTATCTCAGCTTCAGTTAGTCCGTCAGCCTCCGTCAGTCCGTCTAGTTCAAATTCACCTTCAGTAAGTCCTTCAGCTAGTGTCAGTCCATCTAGTAGTATTTCAGCCTCAGTCAGTCCTAGTGCTTCTGTCAGTCCATCTAGTTCAGTAAGTGCCTCTACTTCACCAAGTAGTAGTATAAGTGCTTCCATATCTCCTTCTTCTTCTGTTAGTCCTAGTTCATCTATTTCACCATCAAGTTCTATCTCTGCGTCAGTATCTCCATCAAGTTCTATATCCGCATCTGTTTCACCTTCTGCTTCTATCAGTCCTTCTGCTTCTGTTAGTTCGTCAATTTCACCATCAAGTAGTATATCTGCTTCAGTCTCACCATCTGCTTCTGTTAGTCCGTCTGCTTCTGTTAGTCCGTCATCATCTGTATCCGCATCAGTCTCACCTAGTAGTTCTATTTCAGCTTCTATCTCACCTTCTGCAAGTATCAGTCCTAGTGCTTCAGTATCTCCGAGTAGTTCTATAAGTGCATCAGTCTCACCTTCAGCATCAGTCTCACCTAGTAGTAGTATCTCTGCATCTACTTCACCGTCTAGTTCTATAAGTGCATCAGTCTCACCTTCTAGTTCAATTAGTCCATCAGCTTCTGTTAGCCCGTCATCAAGTATTTCTGCCTCTGTTTCACCTTCAAGTAGTATTTCAGCTTCAGTCAGTCCGTCAGCTAGTAAAAGTCCTTCCGCATCAATCAGTCCTTCCAGTAGTATTTCAGCATCTGTATCACCTAGTAGTTCTATTTCAGCTAGTAAGTCTCCATCAGCATCAGTCTCACCTAGTAGTTCTATTTCGGCTAGTATCAGCCCATCTAGTAGTTCTTCAGCTAGTAAGTCTCCATCAGCTTCAATTAGTCCATCTGCTTCTATCTCACCTAGTAGTAGTATTTCCGCTTCAGTCAGTCCTAGTAGTAGTATTTCGGCTTCAGTCTCACCTAGTAGTTCTATTTCACCTTCAATTAGTCCTTCTGCATCTGTCTCACCATCTAGTTCAATTAGTCCATCAAGTAGTATATCTTCTTCAGTCTCACCTTCTGCATCTGTCTCACCATCTAGTTCAATTAGTCCATCAAATGCTATCTATACTCTTCAGACTGATCTATGGTCAATCCTTGCATCTAGTCCGAGTGCTTCGGTAAGTGCATCAGTCTCACCTTCAGCAAGTCAATCTCCTTCGGCTTCGGTCTCTCCAAGTAGTAGTATCTCAGCGTCTGTTAGTCCTTCTAGTTCAGTAAGTGCGTCCGTCTCTCCTTCTGCGTCAGTCAGCCCTAGTGCATCGGTAAGTCCATCAGCATCTATCTCAGCCTCAGTCTCACCATCGAGTAGTTCAAGTGCATCGGTAAGTCCATCAGCATCTAAGAGTCCATCTGCGTCAGTTTCACCTTCTAGTAGTATCTCAGCTTCTATCTCACCTTCGTCTTCAGTCTCAGCATCAGTATCACCATCTGCTTCAGTTAGTCCATCTGCGTCAGTTTCACCTTCTAGTAGTATCTCAGCTTCCGTATCACCAAGTAGTAGTTCCTCATCGTCTGTCAGTCCTAGTGCTTCTGTATCACCATCTGCTTCAGTTAGTCCTAGTAGTAGCATAAGTGCGTCAATTTCACCTTCATCTAGTAGTTCGGCTTCGGTAAGTCCATCAGCCTCAGTCAGTCCTTCGGCTTCTACATCTCCTTCGAGTTCAGTAAGTGCCTCAGTCAGTCCTTCTAGTTCAATAAGTTCATCAGTCTCACCTTCAGCCTCAGTCAGTCCTTCTGCGTCAGTGTCACCAAGTAGTTCAATCTCAGCGTCTGTTAGTCCTTCTAGTTCAATCTCAGCTTCTGTCAGTCCGTCAGCCTCAGTCAGTCCTTCAGCTTCTGTCTCACCCTCTAGTTCTATCAGTGCAAGTATATCTCCTTCTAGTAGTATATCTGCATCTGTTTCACCTTCGGCTTCAGTAAGTCCATCTGCTTCAGTCTCACCTAGTAGTTCTATTTCCGCTTCAGTTAGTCCTAGTAGTAGTATTTCCGCTTCTATTAGTCCATCAGCGAGTATCAGTCCTAGTGCTTCTATCAGTCCATCGGCATCGGTATCATCTTCTGTTTCACCTAGTAGTTCTCTATCAGCTTCCGTCAGTCCTTCAGCTTCTACATCTCCTTCAAGTTCTATATCTGCTTCAGTCTCACCATCAAGCTCAGTAAGTGCATCTGTAAGTCCATCAGCTTCTGTCAGTCCATCGGCATCTATTTCACCCTCAAGTAGTATTTCAGCCTCAGTCAGTCCGTCTAGTTCAAATTCACCTTCAGTAAGTCCTTCAGCTTCTATTAGTCCATCTGCTTCAGTATCACCATCAGCGAGTATCAGTCCTAGTAGTTCTCTATCAGCTAGTCCAAGTCCAGCGGAGAGTACCTTCGGGCAAGTAACTAGAGATGACGTAGGACATACATTAGGAACTAATGCTTATGCAGCTAAATATAGTCTAGCAAGTCAAGGACTTGTAACTGCTTTATCTGTTTATATTATAAATTCTAGTGTTTCAAATCATTTAATACAGCTTGCAATTTATAATGATAATGCCGGATCAGTAGGTACAAAAGTATATTCTACAGATTCTTTATTATTACTAGCTAGTAACGCAAGAGACGGGTGGCAGACATTTTACCCTAATAATTTAAATTTACTTATTGGAGGTAGCGTGTTACAATTTTAGACGAAAAACACGAACGAAATATG